CAATTGCGCACAGTTTGAACCATTTTAAACGAGTCCCAAATGAATCAAGACACATACAACACACTGTTACAGAACATTGAAACCACGGGCCCCGTGGATCGCAACACCAAGGAGCTGGTGTTCACGCTTGCCAAAATCATCGACGAGGAGCGCACGTTGCAAGACGTCGTCGACCGCGAAGGCATGGTCTACGAAACGCATGGCGACAAAGGCCAGGTTATGATTAAGACGCGCCCGGAGTACACCGAGCTACAAAGACTGCGCGACAAGAAGCGCGCGTTCATCAAGGCGCTGGGCGTGGGCAACGTCGAGAGCGAAGACGACGATTTCCGATGAAGACAGTAACAAGCGTAAGCGGTGGCCAGTCATCCGCATACATTGCCGCCAACTATCCGAGCGACTTTCTTGTGTTTGCGCTGGTGTGCATTGAAGACAGGAACTGCACGCCGAAAGACCAAAAGCTAGTTCAAGAAGTGAGCGACAGGATAGGCCGTGAATTCATTGCAACCGCCGAAGACGACACCATTCTTTACACGATGCTGGACCTTGAGCAATACTTGGGCCAGCGTGTAGAGTGGGTTGCGGGTAAACCTTTTGACCATCTGCGAAAATCAAGTCTTCCCAACATCATGTGGCGATACTGCACGGAGTTGATGAAAATCAAGCCGATGTTTAAATGGTGGAAGAACACCATCGGCGAACCTGTTGAAATGCAGATTGGATTCAGGGCAGGAGAAGAGAAACGCGCTACAAGGATGCTGGACGCCTGTAATAAGGACGGACTGAGAGCATACGGCAAAACGCCTTGGCAGAAGCCAGTGTTTCCAATGATAGATGACGGCATTCGGCGCGACAAGGTCGTTGAGTTTTGGAAGGGTAAGCCAGTGCGGTTTGCGAAGCAGAACAACTGCGTTGGTTGCTTTCATCGAAACCCGCTTGTGTTGCGCAAAATGTTTGACCTGCACCCAGAAAAGATGAAATGGTTTGCAGACATGGAAGAGCGCAAGGGCGCGAGGTGGAAGAGTGAGATGACATATCGCGACATATCTAAACACAGGCCGCAAGCTGAAATTAACTTTGAGGAGTGGGGCTGCGACTCAGGACACTGTGGATTATGAGCCTTAGACAAGAATATAAATTTCACCCAATCAGCGGATGGATTTCGCGACACAAGGAGTTGCAGCGTGGCGTTAGCTGCATGGACATCGACTTGTTCTTCGAGAACCACATTCGCGGCTTCTGCTTTCACTTAGAGTTCAAGTATCGCGGTGAGCAGTTCAGCGAGGCGCAACGCTCCAACATTGCCATGATTGCTGATGTGTGGTCGAAAGCGTCGGCGGTGCGCCACTTTAGCCAGTATACCACACATTACGATTATCGCGGATATTATGTTGTAATGATTGAGGACGACAGAGTGAGCAACGAAGACGGCTTAGATGTCGCGAGGGTGCGCGGGTACGAGGATAAGGTGCAGCAGTGGAGTTATGACGAAGGCGCGGAAGACGTGCTTGTAAGATTATGCAATGGACAGTTACTATGACAAGGAGAAAGGAGATCACGCGGTTGATTGGATTGAACGGTACTGCACCCACGTCAAGGGCGCGCTTGGCGGCGAGCCGTTCATCTTGGAAGACTGGCAGAAGGACGACATTATTAGACCTCTCTTTGGGACAATTCGCGAGGATGGCTTGCGCCGATACCGCCAAGCGTACATTGAAGTACCTCGGAAGAACGGCAAAAGCAATCTTTGCGCCGCCATCGCCCTTTACATGCTCTTCGCTGACGGCGAACCAGGCGCTGAAATTATCTCGGCAGCGGGTGACCGTAACCAAGCGCGAATCGTCTTTGAAATCGCATCGGCTATGTGTGCGACCAACCAGAAGCTATCTGGACACGGCAAGGTCTTGCGCAACACCATCGAGTACAAGAACAGCTTCTACAAAGCCATATCAGCCGAAGCGAACACCAAGCATGGATTTAACGCCCATGCCGTTATTCTCGATGAGCTTCATGTATTTCCTGATCGTGATTTGTATGACGTTCTGAAAACTTCGACGGGCGCACGCACTCAGCCGCTAGTCATCGCAATCACGACAGCGGGCCACGATACGTCCTCGATTTGTTACGAGCTTCACGAGTATGCGAAGAAAGTCAAGGAAGGAAGTGTGGAAGATGATACGTTTTTGCCTGTTATCTACTCAGCGGATAAAGACGACGATTGGACGAAGCCGGCAACGTGGGCGAAGGCGAATCCCGGCTTTGGCACAATTTGCAAGGCGGACTATTTCGAGCAAGAAGTGAAGCGCTGCCAGCAGAATCCGCGTCAAATCAACACCTTTTTGCGCCTTCACCTCAATATTTGGACCGCAAGCGAAGAAAGATGGTTGAGCGACGACGAGTTTATGCGCGGCGCTGAGGACGTCTCAGAGGCCCATTTGCGCACCTTGCCGTGTTATGCGGGCATGGACCTGTCCAGTACCAAAGACTTGACGGCTGTGGCGCTTATTTTCCGCGATGACGCGAAGGATTGCTTCTATTTAAAGTGTCACCACTTCGTAAACGAGGATAAGGCGCAGAGCAAGAGCTTGAGCGGCGGCATCGATTACAGACACTTTGAGCGCGAAGGGTTGGTCAGTATTACCGAGGGAAACGTGACGGATATGATTGCGGTTAGACACCATATCATGCGATTGGCGGAGACATACGACCTTCGTGCGCTGGCTTACGACAGATATATTGCGCATTTGGTGGTTCCGTTTTTGGACGGCATCGAGTGCCAACCGTTCGGCCAGGGTTACGCGTCAATGTCTTACCCAACCAAACAATTCGAGGTTTTGATGTGTCGCGGTGAGATTATTCATGGCGCGCACGAGGTTTTAAGGTGGCAAATGGGCTGCGTTCACCTTGCGCGCGACGAGGCAGACAACATAAAAGTCACCAAAAAGAAAAACAGCGAGAGCCAAAAAGTGGACGGTGTGGTGGCGTCCATTATGGCAATCGGTTGTTACTTTAACAATGCACAAGAGCAAGAGCCTCTTCTTGAGGTGCTGAGTTTGTGACAGGTTTAAGTTTTTTGGTTATAGGGCGGTGCGCAACGGTGCATCGCCCTATTTTTTACCTTGCAACATGGCCAACCGTTTACAGAAGTTTGTTCAACAGGCACGCGCCCGCGTTGGGCTAGATCGTCCCGAAGATATTTTGGCCGCTGTTGGCCTTTACGGAGTCACCAAAGCTGGCGCAAACGTTACGCACGACACGGGCATGCGCTTGTCGACTGTGTACGCTTGCGTGTACAAGATTGCCAGCACCATCAGCAGTTTGGGATTGAACTTGTACGTGACCAACGGCCAGCGCCGCGACGTTGTATTGGACCATCCAGCCATTGACGTTTGCACGTTTAGACCCAATCCATACGAAACGCCGTTCATGTTTTGGGAGACGGTTATCTCCAACGCGGTCCTAAAAGGCGTCGGATACGCTGTTATTCGACGCGGTGCGGGTGGCGTCCCGATTGCTATGGAGTGCGTGGATACCGACCTCGTCGAGCGCAAAGTCATCAACAACTCTGTGGTGTTTAAGCTGCAAGACAACACAATCGTGCGTCAAGAAGACATGCTTGAGGTCTGCAACATCTATCGGAAAAGCCCGATTGACTTGCACCGCGAGAACCTGGGGCTAACGCAAGCCGCGCAAGACTACGGATCAGAGTATTTCGGCAATGGTGGGCAGATGACGGGCGTGCTGTCGTCGGACCAGCCGTTGAAGTCTGAGCAGATGCAAATGTTGCAGAAGTCATGGAATGGGTCTATGACATCAGCCGGAACTAAACTTCTACCCTTTGGATTCAAATACAACCGCATCAGCATCGCGCCGGAAGAGGCGCAGTTCATTGAGACTCGCAAGTTTCAAGCTGAGGAAATTTGTCGCATCTTTTCTGTTCCGCCTGCGCTGGTTCAGTTGGAAAGCCAAACGACATACAACAACGTCGAGCAACAGAACTTGCAATTCGCCAGACACACAGTGTTGCCGTGGGCAAAGCGCATCGAGCAAGAACTTGCGTCCAAGCTGCTCACGTTGCAAGAGGCACGATCACACTACTTCAAGTACAAGCTCAACGACTTGTTCCGGGGCGACATGCAAGCGCGCTCACAGTTCTACACGCAGATGGTGCAAAATGGCGTGATGAACATCAACGAGTGCAGGGCGAATGAAGAATTGA